CCTTTTCCCAGCTTCCCGCCGAATCGTATCTGATGAAGAATGCGATGCGGCTGCCCTCAGAAAGAGACATTTTTACCGAAAGCCGGGATACTGTCTTACTGTCGGTGGAATATCTCCCTATTATCCCGGTCTCTGCCATCCATTTTATATCCCCGGGCTCCTTTTCTCCGGTGCCGCCTACAGTTTTTATCCTTCCGTCCTTGCGGTCAATAAAGTATAATTCGCCTCCGCAGCAGCAGAACACTGCGGCATCTGTACTGTCTTCTCTGTGCCACAGTCTGCGCAGAGTGTCATACACGAAAAGATGGGGATTACCGCACTGATCCTTCATTGAGATATAATATTTATTGTCATAAGCTCCTGCAGCACCTGACGTGTACGCCGTGTGTCCGAGCGGCTCGGATATATTTACCGGAAGTGATCCGTCATAGGCACATATACCGTCTCTTGATTTGTAGTACAGCACCTCATTTACCGCTGCCAGGCTGTCCTCCGCTCCCCGCATGACACCCCGTCCCAGAGTAGTCTGGACTCTGTAGTTTGCAGGGTAGCTGCCGTGAAGCTTATGAAAGCAGTTTTCCTTGAAGAACACGGGATACCCCAGGTAGTTTACTGCACCGGTAAACTGTCCGTCGGTACCGAGGGAAACTCTGTAGCTGTCAGTGGATATTCCCATAAAGACGTTCCAGTTCTTAAAATCTCCCAGCTTTGAGGCGTATATCTCGTTTACAGTCTCACCCTCACGGGATATGCCGTATTTACACCCCCACAGCCGGTTTTCCGACTCTATTACCATATCCATGTCCGGCATTATTCGCTTTATGGACAGAGCAGAGCTCTGGCTTACGGGTACAGATATGATACCCGGGACTACTATGTAGTCTTCGGCAGGGGAATCGGGATCGCAGTATACCGAACAGAGAACAGTATCGCCCCCTTCAAGATCACTGAGCTCAGTGTTGTTTTCATCTATCCCCGATATACGGACCCCGTCGTATTCAGAGAAAAGACGGGCGATCCCGGGAGAGGAGATCTTTATATAAGTGGATTCAATTTCTGCCCATACACCGCTTGATGCGGAGTATTCCTTAAGCACGCACGGGGAAGAGGATGTATCTACCCAGTAGATACCGTTTTCGGGAGACTCCGGTGCAGATACCGAAACAGTACAGTTCTCATATTCGCTGCCGTCTATCGAGCAGTTTGAAAACGTCACCGTACCGTACGAGGTAAAGCTTGCCTCAATGTCTCCTTTGTCGGTTAGATCCTTTGTGTTAATATATTTTTTGTCAGGCAGTATGATCAGGTACGCCCCCATAGACACAGCACGCTTTGGCAGCATATCGGGATCTCTCGACAGTCCCATGTCCACATGGTATCCGTTAATAACTATGTCTGTCCCGTCTGTGTAGCACAGACTGTCTTTTGCTATAAGACAGCTTGCCTCCAGAGGTGCGGCGTAAATACCTCTGACCTTTCTCGGTGAGAGCATAGGATAGCTGTCAGAAGAAAGATTCTCCATATCCGTAAATTCACCGTCGGCGTATGTGGCACTTCTGTTATATCCGCCAAACACATCTGTCACGCTTCGGCTGAGTGCAGGCTCTCCGAGATTTGGAAGTAACATATCTCCACTCCTCTCAGAAGAATTTCAGCTTCCCGCCCTTAGGGACGTGAAGGGAATTGTAGCTTGCGGCAAATCTTGAGTACAGCGAGTTATACATAATGAGGGCGTTGTTATATTTCGCATACTCCTCGTTTGAATAATGGATACGCGAGGCCAAAAAATACACGTACAGTTCATCATATGGGTGAGGAACCAGAAGAGAAGTATCAATGGGTACGTCCTCAGAATAAGATATAGGCTCATCCATGGGAGCATCCTCGTGAGTGAGGAATATATCGCGGCTTATCATGCCGTCAAGCATTGACAGCCAGCGGATCTTATCTTGTACCGTATAACCGTTGGGTACGAGAGAGTCTGTTCTGTCCAGCGCTTCGATTATCGTCATATGATTCCCCCTTCGGTATAAAGTTGCTTTTCATTATTTCTTTTCTGCCGCCTCACTGTACTCGTATGCGTGAAGGAGAGCCAGCTCCTGGTTTCTCAGCACCTCATAAGCACATTCCGGCAGCTCGACCTCTTCACCGCGCTTGATGAGCCAGCTGCGGTCATTTACCGACACGAAAACGTCATCGGCCATTTCCTTGGTCTTGGGAAGTCTGATCTTATATTTCTTTTCTGCGGTAGCAGTATTTGACATTTGTTTTTTCCTCCGTTTGTTATATTTTGTTGTCCCGCCCGGGCGAGAGATACCGGGGTCCTGAATATCCGGCAGGTAAATTATCATTCCGTTGTCCGTTCCCCCGGGCAACTCGCCGCTCCCGTCCCTTATTATGGTTTAGCTTCTATCAGTTAGCAGATGCAGACTGAGAGAACTCGCCGCAGGATTCGATTCTGACCATGTAGTTTTCTACCAGTCTTTCTGCGGTCTTAAGAGCCTTCCAGCCCACAGAGCTTCTCTGATCAAGGGGATCGGCTGTACCGGCAGAACCCTTCTGCTTTACGATGGTCTGAAGACCTCCGCCGGTGATCTCGGTGGTACCGTATGCCTCATCGCCGAAGATGAGGGTACAGAATACCGCAAGACCGCTGGGACAGGTGCTGTTTTTGATAATAGCTGCCTCAGAGGTCTGAACGAATCTTACTCCGCTGATCTTGCCTATCTCGCCAACGTAAAGATTCTCGGGCTGAGCATACTTGTGTGCGTCGATCCACTCGGGGTCACGCATAAGGTCGTAGGCAACGTAGGGGTGTACGATGGCAACGTAATCACCGTTTATGGTGGGAGCATTGTTTGCACGAAGCTTTGCCACAGCCTTCTGTACCTGCTTTACGGTGAGCTTGGCAGTGGTGTCAAGAGCACTTCTTGAGGTAACTGCGGTCTCGCTTCCGTCTGCGGCAACCTTAGGACAGTAGTTTACGTTGGTGCCTGCTACTATGATATTTCTTACGATGGTATCAAGGGTAAGGCCTGCCTGTCTGCCAAGCAGCTTAGTCTCCTCAACGATGGTGTTGTCAATGGAGGTAAGCTCAAGCACGTCGCTCTGAACTATGTAGTCGCCGTACTGAGAAACGGTAGCGGTGACCGCCTGAACGTTAAGGGCCTTTCCGTCGGGGGTAACACCCTCGGTAAGAGGAGTTGTTGCCTTGGCAAGAGGGGAGAACTTACGGAACTCGATGGTCTTGCCGGAATTTGCGGGAATGGGACGCTTCTGACCGAACTGATCGTGAACGAGAAGTGCGGAGGCCTCATCGATAAGGTTCATATCGTAAAAGGTCTTCATTTCAGGTGACAGATCGTTGCCGGTTGCGGTAGATACAGTGGTATTTACTGTGGTGTCAGCAAAAAGCTGAAGGTCAATGTAATTGTTGTTCATGTTTTTCTCCTTTGTTTTCAGAATTTGATCTTTTCTCCCCGCTGGACACGGCGAATTATCTCCCGCCTGTCATCACGGGTAAGCTTTGACACATCATTCTTGACGATAGCCGGTGAGCCGGGGGACAGTCCGTTTTCGCTGGGCCTGATACCGTTTGCAAGGATAGTATTGGTTATTCTCTCCTCCGCGCTTTTTTTGGCATAATTCATTATTGCGGGGATGATCTCATTTTTGTGCAGTACCTCATAGGCCGTTCTTACGTCAACACCGCTCTTTAACAGCTGTGTGAATCTTCTGTCGGACATCTCCTGTCTCAGATCAAATGAAGGGTACACCTCTTTTAATTCTCCTGCATCCTTTACCCAGACTCTTACTCTGCTGTCAGCGATGGCTCTTATCTCATCGTCTGTTTTGCTTTGCTCGAGTGGTGCTCTGCCGTTTTCTTCGCCAGAGCTGTCTCGGATATCGGCATCCTCGGGAATGGAGCCGTAATGCTTTGAGAGAAACTCGAGGGCGGGTTTTATGCGGTTGTACCTGGCCTCGGTATCCTTTGCGGACTTCAGCCGACGTCTTACCGTTTCACTCACCCTTTTGTCATAAAGATCCTTGTACTCTTCCTTTATCAGACGTTCAAATTCCGCCTGCCGCTTGGCTTCGGCATCACTTGTGTCATTTTCCCTCTGAGCGTTAAGGGAATCATCGCCGGCAGAACTGTTTTCTGCAGAGATGTTTACGCTCTTTTCCCGGGACTCGGCGTCAGTCCCGTTTACGCCGGCCTCTGCCGGAAGATCTGCCGATTCTCCGAAGAGGGTAAGGTCGATGCCTTTTTTTCTTAAGTTATGCATTTATGCTTTCCTTTCTGCCCGTAAGTGGGCGACTCTTTTGGTTATCTGAAGGCGTAATGCCGATACCAAACTTTTTGTTTATTTTTACGTAACGTGGATAGTTCTGAGCCAGCAGCTCAAGACCCCTTACCGCAAACTCCATATCTGCTCTGAGAGCGCTGTAACTGCTCTCTCTGCCGGGGACACGGGAGACTAAAAATGTTGCTTCTCCCCGTTCTGTGCTGAATTTCCCGGGTCCGTCGCAGTCACAAAAACGGGCGGCAAGTGTCTCGGTAAGGGCAGAGCAGGCGGCGCAGACGATATCCTTGCCCGGCTCACCGTAGCCTGCGTGTCCCTTTACAGACAGCAGTGCGGTGCCTCCGTTTACCGTATATTCTGCTTTTATCATCCTTTTACATCGTTTCAGCCGGGGACAGAGGCGTTTGCCGCACGGGTTCTTGCTTCCTTGGTCACACGGCTCTCACCTTCCGCCTCCGGGAACTCTTTTTTTGCTTTGACAACCGCGGCTGCCTCGACTGCCAGCTGCTGCTTTTTGTAGCTCTCGCCGTTTCCGGCTATCTTGTCCCGCACGAACTGCTTTCTGTCAAAGTCCATCATATCAATGCAGGCAAGAGCCTGATCTGATATCCTCGGGTCAAAAAGACCGGCCGAGAAGAACTGTAGTGCCAGTTCATTCTGGGACATCTTGCTGTAGGGGGATGCCTTACCGGCGCTTACCTCAACGTCAAAAAGAGGCAGACGGTAAGATGACGCAGAAGAGGAACGAATCCCCTTGTTTCCGTATTTAACGAATCTGTAGCTCCCCTTTTCCCCCAGTATCCTGAAGCACCTCGGAAGATCGTAGAACTGGCGGATAAGTTCAATTATCATAATGCATACCTTTCTGTATGCTCTGTATGCGGATTTACTTGAGTCTCTTGACAGCTTACTTCCGGCCTCCTGCATGGCGGCTATGGCGGATGCTGCGGTAACGCCGTGAGAACTGCCGCCGGTGGATATGTCACGGTTTCCGGTGGTCTCCTTGAGCTCGTCTATTTTGTTGTTGATCACCTGAACATAAATTTCATTCAGCGGTTTTCCCTGAATGGGCAGAATACTGTCCTGTCCCAGGTTTCCGTCAACGTGAACGAAATCCTTGGTCATATCTGCGTATTCCTCTTCGTTTACCGATCCGTCAGTACGGATAAAGTGTCTGGGACGGCAGTTGGCAAGCATATTCTGCATTATGGCGGCATTGCCTCTGTCTATATAGCTCTGGGCATCTTTGCCGATGTCTATATAACCGAAACCGGCGGGCGTACCCTCTACTGAATAAAGGGGATCAAATATAAAGGGATACATACCGTGGTCATAAAGTCCTCTTTCAGAGAGGAAGGGATCGTTCTCCGTTGCATAGAGAAGCTGATCGTTTACGTATTTAGCGTAGTGCAGGACAGTTCTGCCGCCTGACTTTTTCTTGTAGTACCAGTCCACCACCGCCGATTTTCCGGAGGTGTCCACCGTGTCGTCGTATATGTATCTTGCCAGATCCTGGGTTATACCACCCAGTTTCCCTTCAAGGAAGGGGTAAGACGCCTCAAGTATATCGTTGTCCTGAAGCTCTACGTGGAACAGGTTTCTGCTTTTCTGAATATCTGTAACACCGCTCTCCCAGAAAAGATTGATAAGATCTATCTTTTTTACTGCTATATCACCCAGCCCCGACAGCTTATCCTTGTCCCAGAAAACGCCATATACACCGGTACCGCTTTTCAGCTTGTAGAACCACACGTCAGAGTATATCTGCTCAAAATCATTCTGGTCTAATATTACCGGGATAACGGATGACAGCATCTCTGCCTCTCCCCTGTCGCTTTCC